TGTTGCCGGTCGGCGGAGCCTTGCGGCGCGGCGTGCGCCCCTGCGCCGGGGCGTCGTCGTCACTGATGCGGGCGGCCACGCGGCGCGTCAGCTCGTGCCAGTACTCCTCGGACGCCGGGTTCCAGCCCTCCGCCGCCAGCGAGTTGTCGATGGCCTTGGTGATGGCGCTGTCCTCGTCGCGGCCCTGCGGGTTGTACCAGCGGTTCGCCTCCATCCACTGCTTGGCGTAGTCCACGACGCGCGGGTCGGCCCGTGGCACGGTCGCCTGCTGCGCCTGCTGCTGCGTCTGCTGGTGCTCGTAGGCCAGTTGCTCCGCGCGCTTCTTGGCGCTGTCGCGGATGTTCTGGGCCTGCAGCATGTCAGCGCCGTTGCCAGCCTCGATGGCGCGAGCCATGATCTGCTCGGCCTGCTGCGCCTCGCTGATCGCCTGCTGGTAGCGCTGCTCGATGGTCATGGCCTGCTGGGCGTAGGTCTTGCCCTCGATGGCCTGCACGCGGCTGACCAAGTCGGCGTTCTGCTGGCGCAGAAGCTCGATCTCGCGCTTGGCGTTGTCGCGGGCGCGCTTCTGCAGCTCGCGGCGCTTGCGGCGATCACGGCCGTGCTTGTTCGTGATCTCGTCCTCGCTGTCGTCCTCGGACATGGCGAGGCGCTCTTCGTCCTCCTCCTCTTCCTCCTCGGCGACGGCCTCTTCTTCCTTTGCAACGGGGAAGTTCTCGTCCTCCGTCTCGATGATGACGAGTTCTTCGTCGTCCTTCTCTTCGAAAATGTCTGCCACGTGATCGGCTCCTTTCAGCCTTATGGATTACACATAGGACTTCATCGCGAGCGGATCGCCCGTGACGCGGCCTATGAGGTCCAGATCGTTGAAGATTACGAAGATGACCTCTTGGTCATCGTCGATACGCACTGTCCACTTGTCGCCGCCGTACTTGGGGACGCGGACGTAGTCCCCCGCCTCGCACCACGAGCCCTCGGGCCATGGCTGCTGCGTGTTGCGGTTCTTGAAGGCGAGATCGCCGACGGCCACGACCTTGGCCACTTGCGTGTTCCAAGTCTCGGTGTCCTTGATGTCGCCCGTCAGGATGATGCCGCCGGCCGTCTTCTGCTTGGCCAGACGTATCTGGCACAGGACGCGGCTGCCGAACGGCGTTACGCCCGGATCAAGGGCCGGGAAGGCCTCTTCGAGGCTGCCATACGCAAATTGCACTTTGTTCAGAACGTAGTCTTGCACGGGTGCTCCTCCGCTCAAGGGGGTTAAAGGTCAAAGGCCTTTCGCTCGCTCTCCGCCACCGTGTCGATCAACGCGGTTTTGGCAAGCTCAAGGCCCGCGTACATGCCGACCACTTTTCCATACTCGAAAAGGTCTCGGCCTTGAGGCTGCTGCAGCGCATCGCGTGCCAACTCGGCCTGCGATTGCTCCAGTCGCTGCAGCAGGGTCTCAATTCTCATGCAGGTGTCTTAGGCATCGACGGCACCTTGGGCATCTCGCCCATGGCCATCCGCTTGTGCTGCTTGACGCCCTCGCCCCTCTGGGCGACTTCGCTGCTCTTGGGTGTGTCCTTAGCCATTGTCGGCCTCCTTACGGTTGCGGGTTGATGCCTGTGCCCGTGGACACGTCAAACCTCTCGCCCGAGGCTATTTCCGCTGCGGCGAGCTGCATCGCGGTCTGATTGTCCTGCAGGTTCATGGCCATGCGCGCGTCCAGCTCGGCCTTCTTGCGCTGGTCTTCGCGGTCCTGCTTCATCTGCTCAAGCTGCATGTCGATCTGCGCCTTGGCCGCCTCAAGCTGCATGCGCTGCTGCTCAAGCTGACCGTCGGCCTGCATCTTCTGTCCCTCGATCTGGGCACGCTGCTGGTCGCGCTGCAGGTCGGCCTGCATCTTGGCCTGCTCAAGCTGCATGTTGGCCTGCATCTTGACCTGCTCCATCTGCATGTTGGCCTGCATCTTCTGGCCCTCGATCTGGGCGCGCTGCTGGCTGTCCTGCTGCTGGATTTGCATCTTCTGCTGCTCGATGGCCAGACGCGGGTCCTGCGGCATGCCGGGCTGCTGCAACTGCTGGATGATCTGCTGCACCTGCTGGATGACGGGCGGCAGCGATGCGAAGACGCCGGTCGCCTGCTCGACGACGCTCTGCGACGCCTCGGCCAGCATGCGGTCGAACGCCTGCCGCGCCTCGGGCGTCTTCAGTTCCTTCATCGTCTTGGTGACATCCTCGCCCGCCTCTTCCTCGGCCAGTTCCAGCACCGACGAGACGTACCACAGGGCGATGTGCTCCTTCAGGTGGTTCAGCATAATCGGCAGGTAGACCGGCGCGATCAGCGCGTTCTGGCCCAGCGCCGGGTTCATCATGTACGCGAGGTGCGTCTTGAGGTGGGCAATGTGGTCCTGCGCCGGGAAGGCCACGACCGGCCGACCCATCGAGGCCGACAGGTTCTCGTTGACCGCGTTCTGCTCCTTGGGCGTCGTCGGCGGCAGCAGGAGCTTCTCGGCGTTAGGGATTTTCAGCGTGTCGAGGATGCGCTCCTCGACGGCGCGCTGGTCGTAGAGCTGCGGCAGCGCGGCCGCGCGCTGGGCGACCGCCTGCACCTGTGCAAAGCGCTGCGCCTCGCTGAAGATGTTCGGGTCGGACACCGGCACCACGTCGAGCGGACCTTCGAAGTCCTCGCGCGTGGCCAGTTGCTCGCCGATCTCCTCCTTGATGTCCTCGTCCTCAAGGTACATCGCGTTGAGGCGGTGCAGGATGCCGAGCAGCTTTTGCATGCTGTTGTGCATGCGGGCGTGGATGGCGCTGAACACGACCATGCCCTGCTCGATCTTGGCCAGCGTCGTGCCGACCGGCGCGTTCGGATTGCCGTCCGCGATGTCCTCCATGCTGGTGCGGATGACCCCCTTGCCGGCATCGACGAGGAAGCCGAGCAGCGAGAACAGCACCGGAGACGGCTGGTTGTACGGCAGCGGCATGATCAGCTTGCGGATGTCGTCCGCCGCCAGACCGCCCTCGATCTCCATCACCTGCGTCGGCTGTATCTCAAGCGACTGGCCGCCCTTGCTGCCGCCCTTGAGCTTGAGCATCGTTTGGCTGTTGCTGATGTGCGCGCTGTCGAGCAGGGCGCGCAGTGCGCCCGTCGCGGCGGCCGAGATGCCGCCGACCATGTGCGGCAGGCCGATGGGGTACGCGCCGCGCCACGGGATGAACGGGAACTCGACGAACCACTGCAGCTCTTCCTGCGCCTCGTCCAGCTCGTCCCAGTTGCGGTAGATCGAGAGCACCTTGCTGGTGACCTTGTCCACGCTGATGATGTAGGGCAGCGCCTCGCCGTCCTCCTCGATGTCGGCCGTGACATAGATTTCGTAGACGGTCCGCAGTCCGTCTTCGTTGTAGCTGGTCTCGGTGCGGCCCTCGATCTTGTTGTTGGCCTTCTCGGCCAAGCTGAAGTCGGGCTCAAGGGTGACGGGCGTCAGGTCCACGTCGCGGTACATGCCGCGCTTGACGCGCTGGGTGTACTCAAGCTGCGTCAGGTACTGGACGTGCGTCTTGCGCTGGGCGCTGTAGAAGTTCGTCGCCGAGAACGGCAGGTACATGTCGTCGATGGCGACGAACAGGAACTCCGGCCGGTTGCGCGCCTCGTGCCAAGTGGTTTTCATATACTGCGCGCCGCCCAGCGGCACCTGCGTGAGGAGCTGCTCCAGCTCGGCGCGGAACTCAGGGCTCTGCACCGTGAGCTGCCAGTTCATGAAGTCCGTCTTGCGCTTGGCCTTCTTGAGCTTTTCGACGGTCGGCTCGCCGGGGATGAAGTCCTTGACCGGACCCTGCGGCGGGAACAGTTCCTTGATGGCGCGGGCGGCGAAGTCCACGCACGCCTCGGTCAGCATCGGGTGCACGACCTTGGTCGCGCCGTTGAACTGCGCGCCGCCGGGCGCGTCGTCGCCCAGACCGGTGCGGCGCAGGCCCTCTTCGTACTGCTCGTCGCGTTTCTTCCTCGCTTCCTTGTCTTTGCCGATCAGGTCGAGGTAGTCAGCCGCCATGGTGCTGAGCTCGCTCTCGGGCATGGTCTCGGCGAGGTTGGCGTAGAAGTCGTCGGACCGCTCGTCGGCATCGTCCAGCTTGACGATAGCGCCGCCGTCCTCAGTGTCGATGACATCGGGCTCTTCTTCCTCGGGCAGCTCGACCATCTCGGGCAGTTCGTCCATGTCGTCCTCGTCCATGGTCTCGTCCTTCACGCGGCGTAAGGGTTGCTGAGCGCCTTGGGAGGCGGTCCGGTCTCATCTTTTTTGGCTTGTACCGCATCGAGCAACCTCTTGTCCATCATGAGGCGAAGCGCCTGCGTGGTGCTGTCCACGTAGTCGTCGTGCTTGATGCTGTTAGGACCGGTGTAGCTACACAACTGGTGCAGCAGCGGGTCGATCCAGTTGCGCGGCCGGCCGGGGTGCTTGCTGCTCTCGGGCAGCCAGATCATCTTGCGTGCGAAGATCGGGCTGACGATGTGCAGGCGCGTGAGCTTGTCGGCGCGGCCGGGGTTGTAGGCGTATGCCTCCAGCCCCTCGCGCTCCAGCATCTGGCGCAGTGAGATGCCGCTGCCCTTGTCTTCAATCAGCAGGATGTCGGGCTTGCGGCCGGAGGTCAGCGGCTTGCTGCTGCCGAACATGGGCTTGATCAGCGCCGTGTCGCCGTCGTCACCGTAGGAAATGGTCATTTCCCTCTTCACACGCCGGATAAGATCGGGCATGCCGAGGTGCGCGTCCCAGCAGTCCAACAACATGACGTTGTTGCGCTTCTCGTGGTAGAACAGACCCCAGACGGTGCAGGCTGTCGGGTCCGGGTCGCCGCTGCGCTTGTCCACCGTCGCCTCGGTGAAGGCGGTGTCGAGCGACAGGATGACCAGCTCGAACTGGGGCAGCGGCTTGTCGTGCGGCCACAGGCGGAACTGGCTGCGCTTGACAATTCCACCCTCCTCAGGATCGACCAATTCTCCCAACGCCTCTTGACGAAAAATCACTGTTCCTTCCATCGCCATGATCTGGTCACGGAAGGTCGGCGCGAGGTTGGCCATGTTAGACATGCTGGTGGCGCGCGTGATGGTCACGTCTTTCCCGCTGCGGGCCACTAGCTGGCGGATGAGCTGCTTGGGCTTTGGCGTTGTGGTGGCCACCATGCGCGGGTTCTTGCCGAGGCGCAGGGCGAACATGATCATCTGCCACGCGTCTTCGTCATAGGTCCACGCCGCCAGCTCGTCGGCCCACACGCGGTGCCACTGGCCGCCGCGAAAGCGCTCAGGCTCGGATGCGGGGATGCCCTTAATCAGCGAGCCATTGACCAGCACGATCTCAGACAGCGAGCGGTTGTGGTCCTTGATCAACTGGTGCGGTATGCAGTTCAGCAAGCCGCTCTCGCCCTCGAAGCAGGTGTCGCGGATGTCGCCCAGCGTCGGCGCGGTGACCAGCGTGCGTGACCCCGGATCGCGCCAGCTTTCCCACCAAGCCCACTCCGCCGCGCATTTGGTCTTGCCAGCGCCACGGCCGGCAAGCAGCAGCCATGTACGCCAGTTCCCCTCCGGCTCGATCTGGTGCGCGTGCGCCTGCGCCAGCCACGCCATATGTTTGTCGTAGGCCAATCGTTCGACGGCGGGCAACTGCGCCCGGCGCTGGCGGGCAGCGGCGAACGTCGCTTCGATCTCGTGGCTCTCAGCCAGCAAGGCAGGCCCCATCACTCATCGGGCTGTTTTGCTCGTGCTGCCCGCTTCGCGATCTCCATCGCCTGATCGAGGGGGTCAATGCTGCCCTCGATCCGCATGACCAATGGGTTCTCGTCATCGCCCGCCGACGCCTTCTCGCGCCAGCGTCCGCGCGTCTTCAGGTAGAAGATCATGGATGTCACATCGCCCGACATGGCTTTCGCGTACAGGTTGCTGGCGATGTTTGCCACGCCGCGAGCGGACGCCTCGTCGAGTTCGTCCCGATAGTATTTGGCGAGGGTGTCGATGCAGATGCCAAGCTCTGCGGCGATCACTTCCTGTGTCGTGCCGACAGCGGCCCACGTCCGCACCTTGGCGCGAAGCTCGTCCGTCGCCTCGTATGGCGGCCGACCCATTTTTTTACTACCGACAATGTCATCGGCCATCTGCATGCTCCGCTTCGTGGCAGGACTACCAGCCCACAGCAGATAACACCCAGCCAGCCGAACGACAAGGGGCGGCGCTGTGGCCGCCCCCCGGTGATGTTAGCCCTCCGTGGTTTTATAGACCGTTTCAACCCACGTCGAACCGTCCCAGCAACCGCTTTCCTTGCCGTTCCACGAAAAAGCCGCAATGCGTGCTTCGCGAGCGGTATCAAACTTAGCGCAATCACCTTTGACAACGCCGTCAAATGCCAAAGCGTAAAGCCCGTTTTCAAAACGCGTTGTGCTAACTTCGATAATCTTGGCCATCTGTCGTCTCCTCGTGTGGGGCGCTGCCCCGTTGCTGATGATCCCTTCTCTCACATGCAACGCACCGTTGCAAGCACTTTTTTACGAGGCGCTGCAGCATCTGCAGCACGACGCATCACGCTGCATCTTCAGCTTCCGGGGCTGGTCATCACACCATGGATTTCTGCAGCGCAGCACAGCATCTGCTCGGTGCAGCATTTGCAGCAGTGGGGGGCACCCCCTACGGGGGTGTACCCCCTTGGTGCTGCAGAAATGCTGCATTACCCGACCTGCACCATTTGCAGCATGATGCATCTTGCTGCACCGTGCTGCTAATGCTGCATGCTGCAGCACGTGTAAAAAAGTGCTCATGCTGCAAATTAGGCTATTGCAACGCCACGTTGGTTATGAGAGAAGAGGTCATCAGCAACGACCAACCGGAGACACCGACATGCACACATGGCTCAAGGAAGACATCGCCAAGCAAGAGTGGCGCGACGGCAAGCCGGCCGAGACCGCCGGCCCGCCGCAGGCGCTCTGCCCGACGACGCGCTCGATCAGCAGCGCCGCGTGGGCCCTGCTCCACCCCACGACCGACTGGCTGCAGTGGGGGCCGCGCGAGGCCGCCCGCCGGCAGGCCATCGCCGCCTGCCGCAGCATCAGCCGCATCGCCGCGCAGGTGGCGGCATGATCCGCCCCACGCTCAACCTCAACGGCAGCAGCGCGGACGACCTGATCCAGCCGCGCCTCGCCGCCTACGACGCCCTGCAGGCCGCCATCAAGGCGCTGCAGCAGGTGACGCCCAACGGCCGGGACTACCCCGGCGACAACGACCAGTGCGTGGCAGATCGACAGGCGCACTACGACCGCCTCGCGGCGATCACGGCCATCGCGACCGAGATCGTCGCCGAAGCCGTCCTCATCAAGGAGCAGATCAAATGACTAACCGCATAGCCATCATCACCATCTGCACCCTCGGCGTCGTCCTTGGCCTGCTGCTGTGGGTCGGCGCGTGGCAGGAGAAGGCCCACCAGCGCGCCTTGGCCTATTGTCAGGACCACCAGATGGTGCTGGTGGACACACCCGCAGGCGAGCGCTGCGCCCCCCTCTGGGCACTGGAAAATATAAGGAGTACTAAGCCATGACATTCATCGACCCAGATCCCGAGACGACGAAAAGCGACATCGATTTCTGCTTTGATCTCGATGACGTTGAGACGGTCATCAACAAGGCCTTCTCGCAGTGGCTGCGTCAACAGCGCCTCGAAATCTACCTAATGGACGGCCACATCGTCGTCTTCCTTGAGGACGCCTTCGCCGACAACGGCGAGCATTACACCTACCGCATACCCTACGCCGAGTTCTTTGATGAGCGTAACGAAGAGCCGCCGGACCTCACGCAGTTTCTGCTGTTCGGTCTGCAGGTCTATCGCGAGCGGTATGGCCACGACCCCGAAGAGGATGACGCATGATCCGCAAGGCAATCATCCACAACAGGCGCTTCTGGTGGCTGTACCCTGACGGCCGCATGGTTCGCATATATGCTAACGAGAGGCTCAGGAGCCAAATCTCGCAGCACGCAGCCGTAGAGGCGCGCGTGGCCAAGGAGGAGGCACCGCCCCGTCGCACCAACCACCCGCCACGGCCACCCGGCACCATGCCGACGCTGCCGTCCGACAGCCGCGACATCGGCGACCGGACGCTCAGCGAGCTGGCCCACGACTACGGCTGGGGCTCAGTGGCGCGCTGCACGGCGGCGCTCAAGGCGCAACGCCCGACTGTCTATGAGGCTGCCCGCGCCAACGGCCGGGCGCGAGGCCGCGTCAACCTGATGGCACCAGTGCAAGGAGAGCAAGCATGACGACTGAGGAATTGCGTGAGATCGTCGCCGAGCGTGACGCTGCGAAGGCAGAGGTGGCGCAGATCGTGGAGTGGCTGCGCTTCTGCCGCGATCTTCACGGTGAAAACTTGCAGAAGCGCGGCGAGATACTCGCCCGCAAACACCATTTCAACGCCTGCGACTTGATTGCTAAGGCGATTGAGCGCGGCGAACACCGGGGGAATTATCGTGCCGGGTAGACCCATCTACGAGAGCGACGCCGACCGCAGCAATCAGGCTGGCGTCGTGGCCAAGTTGGAGCGCGCCTTCGGCCTAACGGCCACCGCGCCCCAAGACCGCTTCGCGCCATACGACGCTGTGTTTCGCTTCACGCACCGCCCCTGCGTCGTCGAGATCAAGGTGCGTCGCAACACGCGTGCGCGCTACGACACGTACATGCTGAGCGAGGCCAAGTACAACGCGCTCTGCGCGGTTGAGGCCAACGCTCTGCTGGCGGTGCAGTGGACGGATCAGCTCGGCGTCGTCCAGCTCCCCGTCGAGCACACCGTCACTACCGGCGGCCGCTTTGATCGGGGCGACAACCGCGATGTTGAGCGCGTGGTGCTGATCCCGACCGACGCGTTTATCCGCGTGCCGGAGTGACCGGGCAGTCCTTTTCGCACACGCACACCCACGACCAGTTATGCGCCTCGACGGCCTTCACCGTCTCGGCGGTATCGGCCTTGCTGTCATAGCCGATGGGCTTGGCTATGCGGCAGTAGTCACTGACCACCAGCGGCGCGGTCGAACCGCTTACGCAGGCGCTCGTCGCGCACAGGATCGGGATTAGCCACAGCCGCTTCAGCTTGTTCAACACGGGCCTCTACCTCCTCAATGGCGTCCAGCGCGGCCTCCTTGCGCCCCTGCTCGATGAGCTGCTTCTGCTTCCACCACGTTAGTATGGTGGAGATCACGCTCAGCAGGGACGCAAAGAGCTTCACGCTGTCAGTCCTTGTGCTCAGCCATCACGACGGCGGCCAGACCGGCAGCGGCCATGACCACAGCGGCAATAGCCTGATACAGCGGCTCAGCGATGCCGACAGCGGCAGCCAGACCGGCGAAGCCGGCGTAGGTGCTCGGCTCACGCAAACGCTTCAAAACGAAATCAACCATAGTCAGTCCTCCTCAGTGAAAATCAGCCCTCGCCCGATGTCTCCGGCGCAGCGGCGGCGGCCCACGGTGCCTGCAGGGCCCACGCCACGCCCTTCGGCCAGCGCAGGGCGATAAGGCGCTTGCGGTCGAACCGGCGCACATTGACAGCGTCGCCTTGATTGCCGCCCAATATGTTCAGCGAGGCGTCTCGGTTCACGCTGTCGATGAAGCCGATGTGCCCACCGCCATCACGGCTGAATACGGCGATAGCGCCCAGCGGCGGCCGCGTGGCGACCATCGACAACCCCTCGCCCCACGCCGCCCACGCCTTGGCGCGGATGGCGATGGGCGGCGGCTTCAGGCCGGCCTGCGTGACGCAGTGCGCCGCGAACAGCCCGCACCACGGCACGCTGTCGGCACCGTAGGCGATGCCCAGCACGCGCGCACCGAGGCGGTTGCCCCAGCTCATGATCACCGGGTTATTGCCCGCGCCGGGCACCTCACGGGTGCCGATCAGGCTGTGCGCTTCAGTCATCCACTTCATCGCCAGCCTCCTTGCTCCGTCGCAGGGCGTCATCATACTCCTTTTCGCGTCGGGCGACAATTGCGGCAAACTGGGAGTAGACGTTCTCGACGGCGCGATCCAACGCTATGTCCCGCGCCTCTATCGCGGAACGCCAGTTATCGAGGGCCTTCTGCACTGCATTCACGGCGTAGTCTCCTGCTCGGCTAGATATTCAGCGTGGTCGTCCACAACCACCTGCCCGCGCCACATCGCGCGACCCTCAATCACCTCGCAAATCTCTGGCGGCAGCAGCCGCCCGTCCTTGAAGGTGAGCACGGCGAAGCCGGCGCAGGCGGGCGTGTAGCCGTTCTCGGCATACTCGAACTGGGGGCCAGTCGGATCGGCCAGACAGCCGGTCTGCACGCCCCAACGGCGGCCGCGATAGTCACCCCACGGCTTAACCTCAAGGACGTGCGTGTGGCCGGTCACCATGCTGACACCGGATTTTAGCGTGTTGTTGTAGGCGGCGTGAACGCCGTTCGCCTGCCGATGCTTGACCATGACCGGGTGTTTGCTGGCGCGGTTGAGCCAGCACGACCACGTCAAGTCCCATTCGGGGAATTGCTCCGCGAGGCGCAGGCCGGGCACCCCCTCGTACATCGGCACTTGCGTGGCGAGGCGGCGCTCGAAGTTGGTCTCGTGGTTGCCGACCGTGTAGATCGACCGCACGCCCGTGCGCGCCGGTTTGGCCGCCATGCGCCAGCGGTGCATAGCGTCACTGACACAGTCCAGCTCCTCCTTGACTGTCGGCCGATGCTGCCAGCCGAACGGGTCGTGGCGGTTGGTGCTCGCGCCGTCCAGCCAGTCGCCGTTGGCGATCAGCATACGCACGGCTTTGCCGAGGTCGGCGGTCACTAGCAGCAGGGCCTTGAGGGCCGTGGTGTCGGGGCCGGGCCAGATGTGCGCGTCGGAGCCGACGACGACGACGCCATCGCGCATCTCGCAGTTGATTACCTTTTTGTACGTTGACCGGCTGATGGGGGACGTGGACGCCTTGACCGTTGGCAGATCGATGCCCTTGGCGATCAGTGTGTTGCGCCGAGAATAGATGTTGCGCTCGGAGGTGCCGAGCTCTCGGGCGACGGCGGCCGGGGAGAAGTTGCAACGCTCCCACGCAGATATCAAAACATCGTCGGGGATTGTGTCTTTGCGCGCGGCCATAAACATCCCTTTGGAAAAGGCTCGCTCGCGCCCTTAGCACAAAAATTGTTAATGAAAAATGTCTGTTGCAATCCGCAATTGCATCTGCCACACAGCAAGCCCATCAGCAAAAAGGAGAGACCCACATGAATATCTGCGACATCCTCAACCCGTGGGGCGCGCTGCGCGAGGCCCGATGGACCGTGGACAGACAGGCGCGCGAGATCGAGGCCCTGTACGTCAAGCTCGGCGACGCTGAGCGTAAGGCCGCCAACTCCGCCACTGACGAGCTGGTCATCCGCGTCCTGCGCTCCAAGCTCGAACGGCTGGAGGACACCCTCAAGCAGGCGCACTTCCGTGACCCCAAGACCGGCCGCCTCGGCCGCAAGGGAGAGCGCAAATGATCGCCGAGGCACGCGAGGCATTCGCCCAGCGCGACCGGCTGCAGGCCGAGTTGGACGCCGTCAACGAGCGGCTGGTCAAGCTCAAGGCCCAGTACATGCGGGAGACGCACATCTGGGGTATCCGAGATGAGCGCTTCCGTCACGACATCAACAAACTGGAAGACGCATGACAGACCGTGTCGCCGCCATCAACCTCGCCATTGCCAAGGGTGGCGGCATTGTCCGCTTCGCCAAGAGCATGGGCGTGTCGCATCAGGCCATCTACGCATGGAAGCGCAGAGGCTGGGTGCCAGTGGAGAAGGCCGTCGTGATCGAGGCAGTCTACGGCATCCCGCGCGATGAGCTCATGAGCCCCGACCTCGTCCGGGCGCTTGCCGCACCGAGCGCCAGCGCCGACCTGCTGTAAGACCTGTGGAGGACGACATGGCGAGCGTCAGGGCAATTGCGCCCAAAATCCGCGCCCTTGAGGTGCCGGCAGAGCTGCGGCTCATCCCCGGCTGGCTTATCTGGCGCTTCGAGCAGTACCCCGGCGAGGCCAAAGCGCGCAAAGTCCCATACTGGACCGACGGCACCATCCGCCACGGCCAACAGGGCTCGCCGACCGACCGCGCACGCCTAACCGCCTTCGCCGCCGCGCGCGACGCGGCTGCGCGCATGGGCTATGACGGCGTGGGCTTCGCGCCAATGCCCGACTTTGGGTATACCTTCCTCGACTTCGACAACTGTGTCGGGCCGAGCGGCGAGATTGCCCCCGAGATCGAGCGCATCGTTGCCCGGACGTATGCCGAGTTCAGCCCATCGGGTAAAGGCATCCGCGCCGCGCTCAAAGGCAATCTGGGTAACCACAAGAGCCCCTCGACGCCGGAGCAGTTCGGTTTTGAGACGTTCAGCTCCAACGGCTTTGTCACGTTCACGGGCAACATCCTGCCCGCCTGTGAGCTGATCGGCCTTGAGAACACGGTGGCGACCGTCGATCAGCATGTCATCGACCTTTGCGAGCGCCGCTTTGGCAGATCGCTGCTCAACAACGTCGTTGACCCTGAAGACTTTATGGCCGGCCGTGAGCCGCGACTGGGCCTGACGCCCGAGCGCATGGCCGAGCTGGTCAACAGCCTCGATCCGAACATGAGCCGGCAAGACTGGATCAAGGTCGGCATGGCCCTGCACCACGAGTGCGACGGCGACGACACCGGCTTCGAGCTGTGGGACGAATGGTCGCAGGACGGGTACACCTACGTCAGCACGGAGGCCATGCGCGTCCAGTGGGAGAGTTTTGACAGGCGCAAGGGATCGAACCGCAGGCAGGTCACCATGGCCAGCGTGATCAAGATGGCGAAGGAGGCCAACCGCCCAGCCGAGCCACCCAGCCGCGAGGAGGTGCTCGCCAAGGCCGAGGCCATCATGGCCGAGCTGCCCGCGAGGAGCCTTGGTCGCTTTGGTCCGGTGCCGATCTATGACCTGACCCAGCGCGAGCCGATGGGCTGGCTGATCAAGGGCGTGCTGCCGAAGGCGCGGCTCGGCGTCCTGTTCGGCGCGTCAGGCAGCGGCAAGACCTTCGTCGCCCTCGACCTCGCCTTCTCAGTCGCGCGCGGCATTGCGTGGCGCACACGGCGCACGATGCGGGCGCGGGTGGTGATCATCGCCGCAGAGGGCGGCTCCGGTCTGGGCAAGCGCGGGCAGGCCTACGCCCAGCACTACGGGTTCGACCTGCGGACCGTGCCCGACCTGCACGTCATCACGGCCGCGCCAAACTTTCTGGACGACGCGGACATCTCCGAGGTGATCGCCGAGATCAAGAACCTCGGCCCGGTTGACCTGATCATCATCGACACGCTGGCGCAGGTGACGCCCGGCGCGAACGAGAACACGTCAGAGGACATGGGCCGCGCATTGGGCAACATCAACTTGCTGCACGACGCCACCGGGGCGATGAACCTCGCCGTCCACCACGCGGGCAAGGACCTGAGCAAGGGCTCGCGCGGCTGGTCCGGCATCAAGGCCGCCGCCGACGTGCAGATCGAGGTCCTGCGCCACGAGGACGGCAGGCGCGAGATCGTCATCGAGAAGATGAAGGACGGCGAGGACGGCGTCCGCTGGGGCTTCAAGTTGGAGACGATCCTGCTCGGCCTCGACGACGACGGTGACGACATCACGAGCTGCGTCGCGGTTGAGGATGACGTGCGCCCGGCGGCTGTTGAGGATAAGAAAAACGTGAAGCGTCGCGGCCGCCTTGAGACCCACCTGCTGGAGGTGGCGACCCTGTTCCCGGCGGATGCAGTTATTCGCGCGGAGGACCTGATCCGCAAGGCTTGCGATACTTTACCACCACCAGAGCCGGGCAAGCGGGACATCCGTCGCCAGTCAGTTGTCCGGGCAATTCAGAACCTTAGCAGGGAGAAGGACGGCCCACTGCGGATGGAAAACGGGATCGTAATTTTTTACGAATAGGGGGCTTGCAATCCGAGATTGATAAGTCCATACGGTGTGTATCAGCAACCAAGGAGAGACCCAATGGCTACCCAGCCCAACACCATCGACCTCGCCGCCTCGGTCGTAGACCGCCTCGGCAACATCAAGGCCCAGATCGCCGAACTGAAGGCGGTCGAGGCCAACCTGATCGCGCTCATCGTCAACACCGGCGACACCGCCATTGACGGCAGCCTGTTCCGCGCCACGGTGTCGGAAGTGGCCGAGCGCCAGTCGCTCGACGCCAAGGCCGCCGAAGCCAAGCTCCGCGAGCTGGGCGTGGACGGCCGCTGGTTCAGCAAGAACCAGAAGGTCAGCAAGGGCTACACGACCGTCAAGGTCGTGGCGCGCAAGGCCTGATCCGATGACCAAGGCCGCAAACTTTTACAAGCTCGGCAAGGGTCGCGCGGTGGTCCAAA